ATATGTTAATTATCCTGCTGGCGTTACTATTCCGCTATTTCCTGCAAAACTAACAGAACGTTTTAGATCTATTATTTTAGTAGAAGGCATATTTGATATGCTTAATTGCTATGATAAAGGTTTGCATAATACAGTATGTACATTTGGTACTAGTAAATTACTAAATGATGTTGCTCAAAAATTGCTTCCTTATAAAATTATGGGAGTTGAAAAAATCTTTATTTTATATGATGGAGATGTGGCTGGCCGTGAAGCAGCAAAAAAGATAAAACCACTTATAGAAGAAGCCGATTTCTTAGTGGAAATTATTGATTTACCAGAAGGTCAAGACCCTGGCGTAATCACTCAAGAGGATGTAAACTCTTTAATAGAATATACAAAATAGATGAAAAATATTGCAATAATTGATAAGGCTCCAAGCCGTAATAAGTACGAGACTTATTTTAATTTCCCATTCGAACTCTTTCATATGAGTTCAATTTCTATTACTAAACTACTTAAAAAAGATGTAGACCTAGATATTGATTTAGATGTTTATGATCTTGTAATCCTAGTAGGTAGTGAGGCAGCCAAAGAGTATGCCAAAATTAGTTCTATAACTAACTATGCTGGACAACTAATGCACGATAAGTTTATCTGTATTAGTAATCCGGCTATGTTACATTTTAAGCCTGAGGGCAAACCAGACTTTCAACGAGCAGTTGATCGTATTCATAAGTACATAGAAGGTTCAATTACTAATAGTAGTGTAACTGGTACTTATTTAGGTATCATTAAAACAAAAGATGCATTTAATTTTCTAGAAGAAGTTTACGCTAATGCTGCAGGCTACGTTGCAATGGATACCGAAACAACGTGTTTATATCCTCGTGATGGATATGTGCTTGGATTATCTATTTCTTATAAAGAGAAGCATGGCGCTTATATTTCTACTGATTGTTTGGACGATAGTTGTTTATCACTTTTAGAAAAAATTATTGAAAAATATCATATTGTGTTTCACAATATGAAGTTTGATATTAAAATGATTGAGTATCATGTAGGTTTAAAATTCAATAGAGCACGTGTTCATGACACAATGCTAATGCATTATGCGCTAGATGAAAATGACAGTCATGGTTTAAAACCCTTAGCATTGAAATATACAGATTACGGTGATTACGATTCTGAATTAGATGCATTTAAAAAGTCATATTGTGCAGCTAATAGTATTTCAGTAGACGATTTTACTTATGACTTAATTCCTTTTGATGTGTTAGCAAAGTATGCTGCAATTGATACAGCAGTAACACTAACCCTATTCAATAAGTTTTGGCCTAATGTTCAAAAGAACGCTAAACTACTTTCAGTGTATAATACATTGTTAGTACCAGGTACATTATTCTTGATGGATATGGAAGAAGTAGGAATTCCAATTGACCGTGAACGTATGACCGCCGCAGAAAGCTATCTTGATAAATGGATTGCAGAAGCTAAACAAGAGGTTTATGGTTTTCAGGCAGTAAAAGATTTTGAAAGTGATGCAGGAATTATTTTTAACCCAAATTCAGTTCAACAACTTCGAAAAGTTTTATTTGATTATGTTAAACTTACTCCTACCGGAAAAAAGACCGGCACCGGAGCTGTTTCAACTGATGCTGAAGTGCTTACAGAATTGTCCGAAGAACACCCATTACCTGCTGCAATTTTAAAAGTCCGGCAGCTTGGCAAAATCAAGAACACGTACATTAGTAAAATTTTACCAGAACTAGACAAAGATGAACGAATTCGCACAAACTTTAATCTTATTTTTACCACATCTGGGCGTTTATCCTCAAGTGGCAAATTCAATGCTCAACAGATTCCACGAGATGACCCTATCATTAAAGGATGTATTAGGGCTCCCGCAGGATATAAAATCGTTTCACAGGACTTAGCAACTGCTGAAATGTACTATGCTGCTGTATTAAGTGGCGATAAAAATCTTCAACTAGTATTTACTAGTGGTGGAGATTTTCATAGTACTATTGCTAAAATGGTATTTGATTTAATCTGCGAAGTAGGTGATGTTAAAACACTGTATGGTTCCATGCGTCAAAGTGCTAAAGCCATTTCGTTTGGTATTTTGTACGGCAGTGGCCCACAAAAAGTATCAGATACAGTTTCAAAAGCAACGGGAGAATATTATGGTGTCGATAGAGCAAAGGAAGATATTAAATCCTACTTTACCAAGTTTAACAAACTTAATAGCTGGCTTAAATCTCGCAAAGAGTTTATTGAAACTAATGGTTATACTTATAGTTTCTTTGGTCGTAAGCGTAGGCTTATTAATGTGTTCTCCTCAGATAAGGGAATTGCTGCCCATGAAGTACGAAGCGGGATTAATTCGGAAATCCAATCGATTGCCAGCGACGTAAATTTATTAGCAGCTATTGATACTGCAGCTGAAGTCAAAGTTAAAAAACTAGATGCTAAAATCTTTATGTTAGTACATGACTCAATTGTGGCATTAGTAAAAGACGAACACGTAGATGAATATTGTGAAATTTTGGGCAGAAATACTCAAAAAGATCGTGGATGTTCAATTGCAGGTAAACCCATTGGCATTGATCAAGACGTAGGACAGGATTACAGCTTTGGAGACTTTGATAAACGCTACCAACTTGTCGGAGATAGTCTTTCCCGTATTTAAGATAGGTATACACAAGCCCGAAGTACACGACGGGCTTGTGTTCTACTACCTAGAACGAGAAGAAGTTATCGACAACGAAACACATACTTCAACTAAATATAAGATAGTAGATGACCGAAATGTGCCAGGTGATACGTTAGCACGCCGTAGATTAAAACTAAAAATAGACGAAGTACCTTTAGCCAAATTAAGTAATGCAGTTTACTTTTTAGGTGATCTTATTAAACTAGGAGACCCTAAATTGTGGTTTATTGATAGTGCTGGTAAAGTATTTAACTATAAACGAACAACGCGAGCAAAACTAAAGTTTCATAAAATTAAACAACTAATAACAATTCCCACAGGTGGAGTAATCATAGAAGTTGAAAATTTATCACAAAGATTTAAATCGCTTTATGCACCTACTAGTTTTAAAAACTATGCAGGTGTATTACATTTTGGTAAAAGCGCAATCTTTTATGGATTTTACGATACTGTTTATGATGAAACATGGAGATTAATATGATATGCCTAAAGCAATAATTAGTAATAGGATTTATCTAGATGTAAATCCACAACTTCAATACACACTGGTAAAAGCGCTTACTTATAAAATTAAAAAAAATATCCCTGGTGCTACTCACTTCACCCAATTTGAAATTATCAAAAATTATAGATTTGTAGGCAAAACTGTTATTTCTATTCCAGTAGGCAGACAGGATTTAATTCCCAGTGACTATGAGATAGTAGATAAAAGGATTTTGAATGAACACCCTTTTCCAAATCCCAAGTTAGACCTCCGTGAGGGGCAGATAGAAGTGTTTGAACAGGTTGATGACACCTGTTTTATTAATGCACTTGTTGGTTGGGGTAAAACATTTTGTGCACTGCACATTGCTCGTAAACTAGGCCAAAAAACTCTAATTGTGTGTCACAACACCATGTTAAGAGATCAATGGGCCGATGAAGTAGAAAAATTATATGGCATGCCTGTTGGAATTATTGGTAGTGGTAGATTTGATATTGACCACTCTATTGTTATTGGTAACATTCAAACACTAACTAAAGTAACGGCACAAATCAGCAAAGAGTTTGGCACAGTTATTATTGACGAAGCACATCATTGTCCTGCTAGTACATTTACCGCATTTATCGATGGCATGTATGCTCGATATAAAATCGGTTTAAGTGGTACTATGCAACGAAAAGATGGAAAACATATCTTATTCAAAGACTTTTTTGGACCTAAACTTTATCAACCTCCGCAATCAAATACACTAACGCCACGAGTACAGATTATTAAAACTGGCATTGCATTAGCACAGGGTGAGCCTTGGGTTAAAAAGATGAATATCTTACTTTATGACCCAGATTATCAACAAGTTATAGCACGTATTGCTCATTTGCAAATACAAAAAGGGCATAAAGTATTAATTATTGCAGACCGAGTAGAATTTTTACAAAACGTAGGAGAATTAATTGGTGAAGAATGTGTGTGCATTACTGGCGGTACAACCTATGAAGAACGTACTGAACTCAAACGACAAATTGAAGAAGGTGAAAAAAGCTGCATTGCTGGTAGCCGACAGATCTTCTCAGAAGGCATCTCAGTCAACATCTTAAGTTGTGTAATTTTAGCAGGACCAATTGCTAACGATGCGCTATTAGAACAAATTGTGGGACGTATACAACGTATGCATCCTGGCAAATTAGACCCACTAGTCATAGATATGAATTTTAGTGGCCCAAGTGACAGAAAACAAAATAAGGATCGCCAAGCTTTTTATGCCCGCAAAGGGTGGGAAGTAACAGGCGCGTAATATGTATATAACATTAACAAATGCCACACCAGTGCATCGTGGAAACAAAATATCAATTAATCAAGAATGTATTGCAACAGTACATAATAATATGGTAACTAGAGAAGATGGGATTATGGAGCAAGTTACTTTTGTATTTTGTCCACCACATGGAACTTGGGAAGTTTCTGAAACACTAGAAGAAGTAGTAGCCATACTGAATAAATTAGCATAAAATTTTGCACTTGCAAATTGCTTCAAAATTTGGTATAATACTCACATGGCAATATTCTTTAACTTACAGACCCTAGAAACACAAGCTGGTAGTGATTCTAATAAGTTTATGGCGCTACTTGAATATCATTATTCAAAACGCTTGCCATACAAATATTCCAAATATAAACCCAGCAAAGTCCCGCTACACGGAAATAGTTATTTACTTAATCCAGGAGATTTATTTAACGACAAATCAACGGATATTATTTATAAAATTCAGTATATTAAACTAGCCGCCCGTAGAGATTATAACTTATATAAATTATATCAATATAAATCTTTACAACTATCGTATTACCCAGACATAGCATACGATGTAATTAAAACTAACCCGTTATTAAATATAACACAATCAGAAATACTCTTTAAATACGAGTAATCTTTCATCAATCTAAGGATAAAAAATGGCATTAGCATTTACAGCAACTAAAGGTAAAGCAGTTAAAAACTCACATGAATCGTATGTCTACAAAGACGGCGAAAACACAGTACGTATTGTAGGTGGAATTCTTCCTCGTTATGTGTACTGGTTGAAAGGCAGCAACAATAAAGATATCCCAGTTGAGTGTTTAGCTTTTGATCGTGAAAAAGAGAAATTCACAAACGCAGAAGTCGACCACGTTCCTGCGTACTTTCCAGATAAGAAGTGCTCATGGAGTTATAGTGTTAATGCACTAGTAGACGGTAAAGTAGTTGTGTTAAATCTAAAAAAGAAACTGTTTGAACAAATTTGCTCGGCAGCAGAAGATTTAGGTGAC